AGGCTTTAACGATAACTTGATTAGCCGCCGGAGCTACGTAGGCATATTTCCTCCATGCATCCTCATAGATTCTCCATCTTTCAATATAGGCGACATCGATCTCCTCTTGGTCTATACAGTAGCTTCCTGAGATGGTTCCAATAGTCGCGAAAGACGTTCGCCTTCCCTTAAACTCAAGATTAAATTCCTGTATTACCGGACTTGTAAACCTAGTCGGAAGTATAGGCCACGAATCATACGTGAATCTTTTTTCCCAGCAACAAAACGAAGGGTTTGCGAGATACCAATCCGGTGCTCCAGGATGCCATCCAGAAGCTTCCGTCAAGCCTGTTATTTGCATTTCCGGAGGTTCGATGCACTCATCATTATCACAACCACAACAACCAGGAGAGTTTCTTATCTTCATTAGCACTCTTCCCAGATGCAGATATAATCCGCACCAAGACGAGCTAGAAGGATGTATTTGCTAGGACCAACTGCAGTTGAAGACAAGTTAAAGTAAGAAATAGAATCCGAAGTTGTGTTTATAACTCTATTAGATCCAGATTCGCTTAACCATCTTGATGTCGCCGTACCGGTTCCTAACGTCGTGCCAGATCTGGCTGTAGCTCCCGCTGTCGTGAATGCCAAGACTACTTCCGCATCACCATACGAACGCATGGCAGGATGCGGCGCTCCGGACGGCTCGTTAAAAACGAACCTCAGTATCTCGTCACTGTCCGCACGAGTGAACAGAACTAGCTCTTCGTCTTTGCTTGCCATTACGAAGGTAACCTGATAAAGCTGAAATCTATTTGTGGATAAGGCACAAACTTTGAGGTGAGCGGGTTTGCATTGCTAGCCAGTTTGTTTCCGTTCGTGTCTAGCTTGCCAACCATGCGATGGCTTCGAATATCGTCCAAATATGGCTTTAGTTTATTTCCGTCTGCCGTATCGACAAACTGACTTCCAACCTCTAGAAGCTCCACGTCCCATGTGTCTGGATCGTAGGAACAACGATAAGCAACTCGCCAAGCTGCGTATCCACCGTAATAACCTAATCCGGCACTTGTCACGTTTAGCTTCAGCGTTCTCGCGTCTCGGCCTGCAAACTCTCCATCGTTTAGCTTGTCGTTCCTGTCCATAATGTCGTTGATGTCTTGTGCAGGATCTTCGAACTGGGTGAACGAAAAAGAACATAGCGTTTTGGTGGTTAGTATCGGCTCTTGAAATGGTTGCTTCGCAAAGTTGACTATCTTCTTCGGTGGGTCGCTGAAGTCTTCTTGGATGACGACTTGCTTGGTCTCAAACGAATCGACAACGAAAACCGGAATCCAAGTCGTTGGATCTGGATCTGGAAAATCAGGATCACCACCTGTCGGCGGTTTTTGCTCTTCTGTTCCTGATTCGAATTGACACGTAACGTCCCAGTAAAGTGGATTCTCTTTCTTGCGCTTTGCATCTTTGGATGTGCAGCGTTGTTGGGTAAATCCGTAAACTAAACCAACGACCGGAAGGCCTGGAGTACCAAGCAGTATTTCTTCGCGTCCGACACTGGTTGAACTTGCCAGTACGAGAAAGTTCCAAGTGCTTCGGAATACAAGTTTATTGCTGCTGATCGCGATCGCTCCAGAACCTTCGCGTCTTTCCTGGCTGTTTACAATTTCGCTTGGCATTAAGCTGTCCTCCCTGCTATTCCGATCATCTGCGAGCTTTGAAAGGCTTCTAGTTGCTGTTGTTGAACCACTAGCTGCTCGCGTGCGATCTCTGCTTGCTCTTGTGCAATCTCTGCGGCTTCGTTGCGTTGGTTCATTAGGAACCGATACGCCTCAACGCTACCGGCTCTCAACGCTGGGGCAACCGCTGCGGCTATGTTGTTTGGATTGTCGTTCTTCAAATCAGACTTGAGTTTGTCGAAGTCTTTTTCAGCGTTACGAATACGATCCTTCGTTTGCGAATCTAACTTTTTGCGTTTTTCCGCATCCTCTGTAATGCTCTTTTCAAGTTCAAGCTTTTCTTGCAAGTCTCGCAGCTCGCTAGCTTGTTGTTCACTAAGTCCTTTTTTCAAGTTCTCTTGGTACTCGACTTCTGCCGTACCGAGTTGCAAAATGTCTAGCTTTCGCTGAAGCTCTTGTTGTTCTTTCGTGTACAGATCTAAAGCACTTTGCTTTGCTTTTTCTTCGTTGGCAATTCGCTGTAGTTCTTTGCGTTCCGTGTCTGCTTTGGCTGCCATGTTCTTTTCACGAATCAACTGCTCGGCTGGTGTTAGAACGTGCTTCAGAGCTTCCATTTGCCTGTCGCCTTCCTGCTTTCCTAACCTAGCCAAAAAGTCGTCGAATTTTGTTCCAACAGAATTTTCGTCAAGGTTGGTAATCGCATCTGACGCAACAGCAACCATGCCTTCAATACCAGCGGAAAAGTTAGTCGCAATACCTGCAAGTAAACCACCTTGCCCTTTGCTATTCGCTCCAGCGTTCATGATCTCCATCAACGATTTAGCCGCTGGCAGGAGGTTCGTCCCAATCTCAGTTGCTAGCAACTCCACATCTGACTTCATCTTGGCATATTGCCCGGCTGCACTATTCTTCAGCCGCTCATTCATTTCAAAGAATCGACCACCTTCGGAGGTGGCAGACTTAAAAGCATCGGAAACCATCTCTGACGATATCGCGCCGTTCTCCATTTGCTTTTTCAATTCAAGCATACTGGTACCAGTCGTTCGGCTGATTTCCTGAAGCGGGTTGAATCCTGCGTTCACCATCTGCAAGACTTCTTGCCCCATCAGCCTTCCGTTAGCTTGCACCTGCCCGAACGCCAACGCAAGCGATTGAAATCGATCGGCATTACCAATAGAAACTTCGCTCAGCGCTCGCAGTGCTGGCATGGTTTGTTCTGCGGCCAGTCCGTACCCTACTAAAGTTTGTGCTGCTTTGGAAAAGTCTTGCCGACTTAGCGGAGAAGATCGATCTAAAGCGATGAATCCTTCGAAAAGAAATCTTGCTTTTTCGGCTGAGCCTGTCAGTACTTCTAGCGATATCTTGTTGCTTTCTGCCGTAGCGGCTAACGACATGCTCGTCTGGATGCCACGGAACGCAACCGCAAGTCCTGCGTATTGTGCAAGAGTGCTCTTTAAATCAGCAACCATCGGATTGGTTTTTTGCTGTGGTGTTTGCTTGTACTTTTGGTTTAGATGTTCTAAGGCTTCCGCATGCCTTTTCGCGGACAATGCACCTGCGTTATGTGCACGCTCCAATATCGCAATGTCTCGGTTGTATCGATCGATAGGCGTAACTGAGTCTTGTACTATCCGACCAAGTTTTCTAAGTTCACCGGCAGAAAGATCGACTCCGCGAGTAATCTTCGACGCATCGAAACCGAGTGCGATGTTAGCCAGATTTATTGTTGTTGCCATTTGCTCTGACTACTGCTCCTAGCCCCAAAGTGGCTCCGAGTGATTCAAACTCTGTTTTCGTCGTCTTCTTCGTCCGCTTCGTCTTTTGACGTTGCGGTTCTGGAAAGTATCTAGCTGGCATGTGTCGTTCAAACGTGCTAGGCTCAAACTTCGCTCCAACCTTCATTGCCTCTAGTTCGATTTGTCTTTCCAGTAAGCATTGTGTTTGCGCTGATTGCTTCCACGCTTCTCCAATTGGCTCAACTGCATCGAAAGCCATCCAGAAGTCCAAAACATGACTTGGCACTGTCTCCAGCCATGCCTGAACGTCTGCAATACCCCAAGCAAAGCAAAGTCTGGCAGCAAGCCTTAGCCTGCTGCCGGTTCGGAGTTTTTTACAAGCTCCTCAATGTCTCCTTCGTCGTATCCGCAATGATCCTGAGCAACGCCGTACAATGCTGATGTAATCTTTCCATCCATTGACATGACTGCATCGCAATCGGAATCAAGTAGCAGTCTGTCACCTGTCGAATCGACAAGCACACGACAAAGGAACAAAGCACGAGCTTTCTTGAAACTCATGCCTGCTTTTTTGTCTTGCAACTTGATTTCGTAGTCTGCCTTTTCCGCTTCGCTCATGCTTTGGATTCGGTACTCTTCTCCAAGTACCTTTACGTCCAAGTATCGCTTCGCTTTGAGTGCTAAAAACTTATCGCGGCTAATCATTATCCTGGTCGTCCTCTTCGTCGTCTGTGTAGTCGTCTTCACCTGCGGAATTGTCGATCTCTGGAGGCTCTACAATTTCCATTGGAGGCAAAACAGTTCGCTTGGTGATCGCTTCGCACTTGGTTACAAGCTCGCGAACTATATTGACTGGTTGATTGGTTACCAGCATCAATGGAATCTCTTCGTCGTGCGATAAATAACCGACAAGAACCCGGTTACCGTTAGCACCTGTCGCAAAGACTTGCCATTGATCGAATACGACAGTCTCGCCGTCGTATCGAATACCGCTATGCTGCTGTAGTTCAACTTTCATTCGATTATGCAGCAGTAAACGCTGGTCCTGTCATGCCGTCGAAAGTAATTTCGTAGCTGCACATCATTGCAGTGCCGCTTTCCGCGTCTGGATAGTTGACCGCTGTTACGATCGCAGTTCCAGAAAACGAACCAGCCGCAGGATAGGTGATAGTGAACGTACCAACAGATCCTAAAGAAATA